CAAGGTTGAAATCAGAACAGAACAAAGTGGATCAATTCTGACATACACCGTTCCTACAGCATTCAAGATTTCTAGATGAACGCAAATCCAAATCTAACAGGATACAATCAAGATGATGTACAGAAACTATATCAAACGGGATCAATCCTTCCAAATATAGATTCGTATGGTAACTTGATTATTCAAAATATTCAGGGACAGATGTATTCATCTTCCATAACAATTCCATTGCAAAATGTGGTATATAATCCCACCAAGGTACAAACGAGATATAGTGTACAATTTAAAGAACTATGAACTTTGGAGATATTCAATTCAGAACAGCATACACTTCTTCATTGAACGTTGGTTCAACGATGTCCGAGTCCGATCTTATGTTTTTTACAGATGGAAATACCTCTGTAAATTTTCCATTTGGATACTCTGATAAAGACATTGTAAAATTTGGGGTGTACAATATTGACGGAACTACCATAACTTCGTCTGTGATATATGGCACCGGTACTTACACCGAACACACCCGTTCATTTTACAATGTTCTAAACAAATATACCACGTATTCATATTCATCGTTTGAAAGCGATTGGCCTTTGTTGCAAGCAGAAACAAAATCTTTGTTTTTGGATGTTGCAAAAGAATTTAAAAAAATGGGAATCATTGATGGAAACTACACAACCATCATCGAACTGAACAGAAATATGGTTGGTTCAGACCGTTCATCTGAAGACAAACTTGTAATTGATAAGATTTCCCCCTCAAGAGATGAAATTGCAGTAATTCCAAAATCATTGGTGGGTGTGGATTCGCAAATAAATTCCGATTATACAATTTACCGCAACAACCAACTGCAAGTCAAAGACGTCGTCGAGGAATTTGTAAAAAAACTTTCATCTCCAGAAATTTATTCGGCATATTACACCGCTGTTTCTCAAGATAAAACCGGTTCCGAGTATTTTAAGTATTACTATGGATTCACCAATAAAAATAATGAAACTAACAACGACATTGATGCAATTGCATTCATCACAGACATGTACTATGGAGTTAGAAAAGGAAATCTAAGAAATAGTGGTGAAATTGCTACAAATGATATACTTGGTGTATATGATCAATTTAAAAACTGGCTGTATCAAAATTATGAAGCCGGTGCATTGGTTCAAGACTTACGCGACTACTACTATAGTTTATTCAAGTTCATCGCGGACCAAGAACTGAACAGAATAACGAACAAAAAGCCCGCGGAATATGATGCAATAGTAAATTTCTTGCAAAGAATTTATTACAACATAATATTTTATCCGGTAGCATACATGATTGAATACAAGTATAGCGTCGATCTGGCTGGATATTTCAAGCATTATATAAATTTTGATTCTGGATTGAACTTCTCTGTTATCAACAAACGTTCGGAATCTGCTGTATCCGAGGATTATTGGGACAAGTTATTGTTGAAACTTGACAGAGAACTACCTCTGGGAGTTGAGGTTGGAGACGAATTGTGGATTAGCAATAGCTTCGGATTCTTGCCAATCGTACAAGATGTTTATTATTTTACCAAGCCTTACGCAAATATCATTCGACTAAAAGGTCCAAACTTTTTAGTTAGGGTTGAAAGTCAAGGAAATTCCACGGAAGCACTTTCCATGGACCAGTTGATAAATCAGACTGGCAGTGCATATGATGATATTGTATCAAAAATAACAGCGCCGGTTGATGGTATCGTGGACAATACAAATTACAGACAGTTTGAAAACTTTGTAAATTTTTCATCGGCAAATTTGCGAATTGCTGCGTTTGATAATAAACTATTACAGATAGATGAACAGAAGAAATTGGTTGACGATTTGACCAATTATATTGATACCAATTCTGTGCAAAGACCCGAGCCGCTGGATGTTGCAATATTTTTCACGTCAAGTTTGGATGAAACCAAATACAAGGAGGTAGACCAATACCATTACGACCAGTTAAAAAAATCCAATCAAGAAATAACAAGAATTGAAGTTGAAATGGATGGATATGAAAAGTTCTTGTATAATAACGCCGCTTGGTATGAACAACATGTTGCGTCTGCTTCGTTATATGATCGTGAAAACGGAAATTCTTTGGTTAACAATCTGCCGCAATTTATGGTAGAACAATCGGACGATAATTCTGATTATATCAAATTTGTTGGAATGATTGGTCATTTCTTTGATAATCTTTCTCTAACCATCAAACAAAT